TTCCAAAGAATTCGGAGTCCGTGGTCTTGCCGTCAACCACAGTCATGTCGCCCTCGGCCACGTCGTCCATGCCGGGCTTGTAGTAATACACCGGGTAAATGCGCTCGCCTTCAGCATCCAGCGGGGTGGTCGAGATGATCGTGCCATCGCTTTCAACAATGCCGTTGTTGCTGGATTGGTACGGGCTGGCTTGGGTGTCGACGCGGATGTAGTTGCCGGGTCCCAGGCTCAAGCCGTAAGGCGTGGTCTGGAATTCAATGCTGTGCGTGATCCGGCGGCGGGCAGACAGCGTGAAGATGGCAACCAGCTTGGCGTGGGCTTCGCTGCAGCAGAAATCCGTGAGGTCCAGCGTCTCCATTGGATAGTCTTCGCTGCCTGTTTCGTTCCAGCGGATCGTGAGGTTTTCCTCCTCGGGGAACTTGTCCACCATCTCCCGTCGCCAGCGGGCATTGATCGTCACATCTCTGCGGTCTTCGCGGGACAGGTATTCCAGCCGGAAGCTGTTCTCGATGATGTTGCCCGAAGTGAAGATGGCGCTTAGCGGGGTTGGTCCCTGGCTGATCTCGCCGGACTCTGTCGTTGGGACGACTGGCTCAAGACCCACCTTGCCGTTGGCGATCACGGAGTTCAGCAGCATTGACGGGGCAAGATCCGCGACGTAGCTGCGAACGTTGATCACGTCAGCGATTGCGCCATTGAAGAAGATTTTGTTGGTGCGGAGGAATTGGCAGCTGCGGGCAAAGCTGTCGGTGTCGATCAGGCGATCTGCAAAGACCTTGCCAACACCAGCCTTTTCGTCGGTCAGCAGGAAATAAACCAGATCCGGGAACAGGTTGCTGGGTTGGATTGCGCCGTTGTCATCCGGGTGGAAATTCTTGACCGGTACGCCGTAACGCATCCAAACGCGGAGCTGGTCAACCGTTCCAAGGGTTCTGCTGGCACGCAGCGCCAAGCCGGCAGTGGTCAGACGGTCAAACTGCGGGGCGATTTCTTGCTCAACAATCTCGTTGACGTAGGTGATCGCGTGCTCAGACGCTGAGGCGTTTGACTTGTTGATCTCTTCGTAGAAGCTCAGGTCAGTGACGCCAGAGTTGTACTCAAAGATGCGATCACTGGTCATCCCGTAGGAGACCGTTTCATCCTGCAGACCTTGGACTTGGAAATATGCGCCAACTTCATCGCCGTCAAAGAATGGGTTGCCGCTGGAAATACTGCGGGTGGTGAGGATGACTTCGTTGTTGCTGAAATCCCCAGTGCTTGAGCTGGCAACTGGTTCATAAGTCACGTCCCAGGCACGGTCGCGGCCAAACTTGTCTTGGTATGCCTGAGAAACGGTGGTAATAAAGCCCGTGGCTTTGATGTCTACGGACTTGGTGCCATCGCTGAGGGTGAACTGAACGGAATAACCAGAGCCAATCTCGCCGTTCTGTGCGTCGCCCAGAATTTCGTACTCCCAAGCCGACTCCCTGCCGCCCAGTGACGGGGTTGTGGTGGTGGCTGTAACTCGGACGACAAGACCCAGCTCAGTGAAGGCAAGCGGGTTACGGGGGTTACTGGGGGATGGTGTGACCGAAAGTTCCAGCGTTTCGTTGGCGTTGAAACTGCCGCTGCTGCTGACGACGGTTAAACCAACGATCGACCATGCACGCCAGCCGGGGAAGTAAGCATTGTCTTCGGCAAAGTATTGATCAACGATGCCGTCGTATTTAACGGTGATGGTGCGTCCGTCGCCCAAGTCATGTGTGATCTCTTTTGTGGCACTCAGCCCGAAGGATGAAGCCTGACCAAACAGTTCCCACTCCAGTGCTGCTTCCCTTGTTTCCGTAGCCCCCAGCGGCAAGAGGTCCGTGCGCTCGATGCCGGTTGCAGCTGCGCCTTCCTCGTCAATGTCTGGGTAATACTCGTTCAGATTGACGGCACTTGGGACGCTAATAATCAGGTCCTCGTTGCTGACGATTGAGCCAGTTGCCAGTTCATAGTTGAACTCGATGTTGCCCTTGGCGACAACACGTCCCACTGCTTCAACACGGAAAGTGCCGTAAGGCGTCTGGTAGTCCCCAAATACTCGGGCACTGTCCATATCCACGTTGATGCGGGAATCGAGCAACCAAAGCAGCTCCTCATCCGGCATGTGGCGGACAACGTCTGCACCGTTTTTGGGCAGGAACCGATACTCATACTCCCTGTCTTCGGGATGGTTGAATCTCAGGAAGTTGTAAGCATCAGTTGGTTGATTGCCTTCAACTGCAAACTGCTCGTTAAGAGGCTCCCAGTCGTACTCTTCGCCATCCTCGTTAGCGCCAGCAGGGCGGACCAGCACAGTGAAAACTGAAGTCCGTTTGAAGTATGTGTTCATCGTCCCGGACTGGACCGTGTCGCCGTTCCAATCGGAATCCTTGATTGTTTCAGCGGTCGGGAGCGACGGGAAGTTGCACAGCCCGTTGGCTTGGTTGAACACCCTTGACCTGATGCCGATTTCCGTGGCGATGCAGGGGCGAGTGTTACGCACCACGCCGAAATCAACCAGCATCAGCGGGTAGTACCCAGCGCCTGCCGTTAGCCCCAGTCGGTCTTGATTGCCGTACTCATATAACCCCTGCCCTTCATCATCTGTGCGGAAAGGCATCTCGATCATGTCGTTACTGACCAGACCGATGTAGTTATTGCTGCCGAAGGTTTCGGTACACTCCAGCGTGATCAGTTGGGTGTCGCGTGTTTCGTAGAGATCAGCAACGTTTTCACCCCAAACCGGAAGTAAACGTTCAACGACAACCCAAAGGGTTTTGCCGATCATCACTTCGGTGCCATATTGCAAAGCGTCATCTGCTGCCTCGCGGAAGCGGATTGTGGCTGCATTGATGTCGTCAACAGAAACAGGTCCTTCTTCATCAGACCCGCCCTCTCCGCTAACCCAATAAAACTCTTCCGGCAGAACAGCACCGCCGATTGTGAAAGTGCAGGTGTCGCCAACCTCAACAGTGACAACGCGCTTGTGATCACCTGGCGCACCGTCCCAGTTGCTGCCGCCGTTGACATGCGTGATTCCCATGCATCGGCTGTACTCCCGCCCGGTGCCCTTCATCCCCAAATCCCGCATCCAGTAGTTAGCGGTCCCGGTATCCGTGTCGGGATATGAACCGTTTAGGAAGCCCCACCAACCGGTAATTTTTGCCCGGTTCATCTTGACGTTCCAGTTCTCATCCTCCTCTGCGACGTTTGCGTCCTCCCTGTGAGGGAAAGGTTGCAGCTGGAAGTTGACGCGATAGCCCGTGCCGTTTGGAATTGGCGCGTAGCAACCAAAGCTGGTTGAGGATGACGGCGAGAACGCCCCACAGAAATCTGGGTTTTTGCCCCTGGCGGTGGGCACTAAGAAGATGTCGTCGTTGCCTTGGGTGTCACCAGCAGAAGGTGTGCCACGGGTTCCGTAGGCAAAGTTCTTCGCCAGAATCCTGCCGTTGATGTTGGTGTTTTGGTTCCAGTAGAAGGCGTATTTGTAGGGGCTGAGTGCGTCGAGTGGCGTGTTGCCCAAAAAAATGCCAGTCAGATCTGGAAGAGCTAGGCCGTCATCTTTGCCAGCCTCACCGACAATAAATAGCAGCTTGATTCCTTGCTCGTTGCCATAACTCAAGGCGCGAGACCACACCAGTTGAGGTGCAGCTAAAACTCCGCCGACACCGTCTTCCCGCTTGGCAAAAATAACTGCAATCGGCTGAGCGTAATCGGCTAACTGAGCGACACTGTCGAATCCTGATGTTGCGCCAAAACGTGACGTTCCAGTCAGGTTGTCGAGCGCGTAAGTGGTGCCTTCCTTAGGGGTAACTGCTTCTGATGCAGTATCAACAGACGGAATGTCCGGTTTAAGTACGAGCGAAAGAGTTGTAGATGCAACACCAACCACAAGGCTGATGATTGCCAATGTCATACTGGTAGTTTCATTTCTTATATCCGGGATGTAATCGTATTCGGCTGGGCGTCGAACACCTTTGATTGCTACCTGCGTTGCAAAATATCGATATTCCTCTTCAGTCCAGCCCAGCAGCTCAATTAGCTGTTTTTCGTAGGGCAGTAACGGAACCAGCGTGCTTGAATTTTTCCGATAGGGCACCAAGCCACGGCGTTTAGGTGTCGATTGATGTAGAGAACGCCGTTGTGACATGCCACCAAAAACACTGGTTCGGAATCCGTGGTGATCCCAACATCGCCATTGTAGATAGCCCCTTCAACTCTTTTGCCCCAGTTCAGCAAAGCCCGGCTGATCGTGAAACGGCTGTCTGTGTACCAGCTGTCCTGGAACGAGGGCGTCGGGATTCCCAGCCTGCTGAGCACTTCGTAGACCATCTGGATGCAGTCGATGGCGCCTTCGCCACCGCCGAGTCGGTAAGGGCGACCGATTAAATCCAGGCAGCTACTGGAGGCTGACATTGCTGGACGTTGGAAGGTTGCCGACAAGAACCTTGGTTAGGCGTCGCGCTGGAACCATGCCCTGCACCGCATCCAACACCGTGTTGATAGTCAGGTTGACGGTAACTTCGTCCCAGCCGCCTTCGCTGACTTGCCCGACGTAGTTATGGACGATTTCTGATTGTGTGCGGTCGTCAGGATCCAGCAGCCTGACCTCGACTTCGGCAAGCCACGATGCTTGGACTGCCGTGGTCACCCAACTTCTGGTCAGCGGGTCGTTAGGGAACACCAGCGTGGCGTCAACGTTGTCGCCCTTGAAGTTGACTGTCATTCCGCTGAAGCCGAACGGGGCAAAGCCGTAGCCATCAACGGTTTCTTTGATGTTGAAGTTTTGGTATCTGGCGACCACTTCGCCGTCGCGGGTGGTGAACGTCAGGTAATGCCCTAGTGCTAGCTCCATCAGAGACCAATCCTTTTACGGGTCGCGGTGCTCATCTGCAGCTTACGAAGAGCCTTGGCTTCCCCTGCAGCAGAAGCTTGCTTGACAATCGCGGGCACTTGGTCTTGGCGGATGTACTGGCTGTCGTTGAAGTTGAGCACGCCGCCTTCGACAACGATGTTGGTTGGGGCTTCTGCAAGGGCAACGCCGCCGGCACCGCCTGTTGGCTCGGCACCGCTAACCACAGAGTCGCCGCGCATACCTTGGTTCCAGCGCTGCATTGCCCCGTCCATCTTGGAACTAGGCACGATGTACTCGCTGCTTCCGCCCTCGCCGACCGTGGCACGGGTAGGACCTGTGACGTAACCCCCCTCAGCAAAGCCGAGTTTGCTTGCGTTTCCTCCAAATGCCAAGGCTAAATAACTAAAAACGCCTTTTCCGTCTGTTCCGCCTAGTGCCCCAAATGCTTCTGCCAGCGCATAGAAAATAAGTAGTTTCCCGATGGCTGCAAGAAGATCAGAAGTTAGTTCCTGTAGAGCCTCGCTAAAGTTTTTTGTATTATCGGCCGCTGCATCAATAGCACCGCTAAACATATCTTTAACAGATGTTGCTATGTCCGTAAACAACTGTTTCTGTCTCTGAAGTTCGTTTGCACGTTCAGTGATAGCGGCATTGCCACGAATTAGCTGCTCAACGTAAGCGGCTTCATCTTTGTCTAAACCCTCTGTAAGATTTTTTATCTGTTGACGTATACCAGCTTCTTTCTCCCCATACTTTACACGATCTATTAAAAGTTGCCTTTCATCTAAGAGATCTTGCATATTTTTAATATCAGCTTCTCTAAGAGCCATTGATCTAATGCTTGCTTCTACTTGAGCTTGTTTGATACGTAAAACTTCCCGCTCGTTGTTCATAATTGTAGCGAGGGTACGTTGCTCCTGATCCTTCAATTCATTGATCCGTTCCTGTGTCTGTTGTGTTTCAGTACGTACAGTTTTTATGTCTATTTGTAATTTATTTAACCCGCCAAGTTTACTGAGTTCCAGCTCAAGTTGATTTAAAATTTGCTTTCCTGTTTTAACGGACTGATCACGTTCCTGATTGGCCTGCTCTAGTGTTCTGGCAGCACTTTCTTGCTCTAACTTTGAGATACGGTTAAGTTCTTTTTGATTATTAAGTCTAGCGGTTTCGAGTAATGTTTTACGTTCAGCAAGCGTAATTTCACCACGATCTAGCGCTAATTTAATGCGTTCTTTCTCATTAATAAGCTCTAAAGTTGCGACACGTTTTAACTGGGCTGTGTACTTATTAAACTCTAGCTGCTGGCTTATTCCTGAAAGATCTACCTCAGCTTTTAAAAGGTCGTTAGAGCGTTTCAGTACTTGTTCGCGGTCACGCGCAGCTTGACTTACATCCTCTTCGGTTATTTCAGGTGCCAGGCCAGGAATCTTTCCAAAGTCACCCCGAAGGCTCTCAAAAAATCTAGAGGCGCTTTGTGCAGCGGCGAGAAACTGGAGGCCCAGTTGTTTGACGCTACGTTGATATTGATCGAGTTCTTCACCTGTGTCGCGTAGGGCCTTGGCACCTTCGGGGCCTACAACTTTGGAAAGCTCGCTCTGAGCAAGGGCTGCCGCTCGCGCTGTTTGACCGCTGCTCTGGAGATTTGAAATAAGAGAACGTACTTCGGGATCGAGATAGCCCAGTGCTTGTGTAAGAGCACCTGCGGCATCTCCCCCCTGCCTGAAGGCTTGTGCAAATGCAATACTGGACTGCGCAAGAGCGTCTATCTGTTGACCTATCGCACTTGTAAAAATTTGGCCCCCGAATCCGTCTCCAAATAACGAACCAAGCAGACCACCGCCGACAGCACCTGCGCCACCGCCGAACAGCAGCGGAAAACCAGCGCCCAGAAAAATGTTTTCAAGCCCTTCAGCTGCGGCGCGAGCCTCCTCGTCGGCTCTCTTTCTACGCAGATCATTAAGCCTTCGGTTGAAGTCAAGCTCGCGCTCAAGTATTCGCTGCTGCTCTGTTTTTTCTTTTGTTATTTTTGCTTCAATGCTCGCTTTCTTTTCTACCTCTTTACGTGCGTAATATTCTTGTTTTGCTAGAGCTGCCTCAGGCGAGTCCAGCGCTGATACAGGACCCTGAATAACGTCTATTCCAACTTCAGCTAATGCGAGTCTTCGAAGTTCTTCATAACGAGCTGATAATTCGTTGGCTTTTTGAGTAGCTAAAGCAAAAGATCGCGCAATATTCTGAAGTCTCTGATCTTGCTTTTCTAGCGTTACAGTCCCTGCATCTGCTTGAATCTTTACATTTTTTATTACCTCTTCAAATACACGTGCCTGCTGTGCCGCACCCGCAAATGTAGCGCTTAATTGTTTTCCGCCATCTTGAGTAGCTATAGACTTAGCGGAGTCCGCTATCTTTTTCATAGCTACTCTTATCTGATCGGCTCCTGCCCCTGCTCCCGGAGAGAACAGATTTATAGGCTTTAGTTCTTTTACAAGCGCGTTGATTCGATTGACCGTCGTGGCGACACGATCAAGACTCGCTTGATTTTTAATGTTTAGAAGAATATCGGCGTTGTACTGCAAGGGTCTTAAAGCCGCTTTAAATCAGTGTAGAGCCATCAGCAAAAAGCCGCCGGGGCTAGCGGCGGCGTTTGGCTTTCTCCAATTCCTTTTTCTGA